ATGATCGTCGACATGGGTTTGAATAGTCCGCTGGGTTTGTCGGACACCTGGACGGAATGGTGCGATGTCGAGATCACGAAGGATGGCAGTGACCGGCCTGTGAGCATCGTTGCAACTCGTTCGGATGGCGCGGTCTACACCAAAACCATCGTCTACAGCACCGGCAAGACGAACGTCTCCAAGTGGACGAGGACCGCATGAACATCCTTTCGGCATTAATTCAGGCGTCAATCTGGGGTGGTTCATCTTCTGCGTCCGTTTCCCCCAGCAGTCTTTTCGAAATCAGTGATTGGATCAACAACACTGATCGCCCGAATTTCAAGGTGGGCATGCATGGTGGAAAGCATGACGTCATGCCTCACCGCCCCCAGCGCGTTCGCAGCCTGGGTAACTGGCGCTCCAAGGCGGACGTGTACAACGCCACTGGCGCCTATGTGGATGTGGCGCAAAGCACTCCCTTGTATGGCGCCGTTGGGGGCGCGGAAGTGCAGTTGACCCTTGCTACTGGGAACAGCGCATCAGTTGCCTTTGATGCCACTCAGGTTAAGGGCGCCGGTAACGAAATTGACGTCTCCAATGCAGTCATCGGTTTCGTGTTCCGAGGCATCCTCAATACGAACCTGTACGTTGGCACCTTCAACATCCAGCTGTTCGACACAGGAAGCCCCGCGGCTGTCCCGGCAAGCTATCTGCAGTCCAATAGTACCGGTTTCGAAATGCAGAACTGGAGTACCAACGAAGGGGTTACGGAGGGTCGCGCTCAGCGCCTGGGCATCGATATCAACCAGTTCACCATGACAGGCACGGTTGATAAGACCAAGATCAAGTGGGGTCGCGTCAACCTGGGCGCGTCTGGCGGCACGATCACGATTGCGCCGCTGGGCATTGATGTGGTGCAGCGCGCCAGCACCAAGGGCCGGGTTAGCTTCTCGTTCGATGATGGTGGTTACTCGCAGTATACTTTCCTGGCGCCTCTGTTCCAGCGCTACGGCATGCGTGCCACGGCATATCTGTCGCCCCTGGCCACCATTCTGGGAACTACGAATGCCAACTATCAGACCGTGCAGCAGGTCATCAACCTGCTCGAGCGGTTCAGCTGGCAGATCGGCAGCCAGGGCTTCACCACCGAAGCCGCGACAATTCTGGGCTGGACGAATGATCAGCTCATGGCCGAAGGCAACAAGCTGCGCGCTATGCATGCGGCGCTGGGCGTCTGGGGTGGTATTGACGGCAGCTATTTCGGCGGCGTGAACCATGGCAAGGTCGGTGTCTATGATGCGCTCTTCCGTCGGCATTTCCGCACCATGCGCAGCTTCCGCAATGGTCGAGCATTCGCTGCGGGAGCTATGACACCCATCGGCGAGACGCTGCCATTCGGTGATCCGTCGATCATCCGGGCGTTTAACTTCAGCTCTGGTTATGCCACGGGCGACGCTTACACCATGTGGAAGGGCCTTGTTGACCAGGCCATTGCCAACAAGGGCGTGGCGTTCTTTGCAGGTCATAGCGAATTCACTTCGACCGCGTCCACCCTGTATCCCGACCTGGTCAATCTGTTGTCGTACTGCGAGCAGCAGGTCGCGGCCGGTAACCTGGAATGCAACACCGTCGGGGAGCTTGTGTCGCTGGTCAACACCTATGCGTGAAGTCGAGGGAGCGCGATGGCCAAGCTAACGATGCTGAAGCCTCGCTTGCTCCCGACTTCGACAAGCCGTGTCCCCGTGCAACAAACTGCTGTAGGTGGCACACCGCGGATTCGCGGTCGGCAGTGGATGAAGATGAAGACCGATGCCTTGGTTGCGTCAGATGGCTGGTGTGTCATGTGTCTGGCTGAAGGCATAGAAACTCTTGCTGTTGAGGTGGATCACCGAGATCCGCTGTGGCGAGGCGGCTCCAATGATCAGGGCAATCTCCAAGGTTTGTGCAAGGATCACCATGACGAAAAGACGGCGCGTGAGGCTGCCGAGCGGGCCAGGGGAGGCTGACGCGAGGTCAGCTCCCACCGGGGGTATCGAAAGTTGACGAGGCGAATCCTCGGAAACCGCATTCCCTCCCACGCGCAGAAAAAATCCCCTTTTAGGAGTTTTGTTAATGGCTTTAACAGCTAAGAAAAAGCTGTTTGCCGATGCGGTAATACGCGGGAAGTCCAATAAGGACGCGGCTATCGAGGCCGGTTACAGTGCCGCGACTGCCTCGGCAGCAGGCTCGCGACTTGTTAAAGACCCCGCTGTCGCTGAATATCTGAAAAAGTGCCAAGCGGAAACTAAAGAGGCGCCGCCCAAGCCGGCGGCTAGCTCTTTTGATATCAATCGGGCGCTGCAATACAGTGACCCTCAAGCGTTCTTGTTGGCAACAATGAATGATCCGCTGACCGAGGGTAAGCTGCGCGTCGATGCGGCCAAAGCGCTGATGCCTTTCATGCATCAGAGGTTGGGGGAGGGCGGGAAAAAGGATGCGAAGGACGAGGCGGCGAAGAAGGCGGCCAGCAAGTTCGGCGCGCTGCCTCCACCCCTGAGGCTGGTCAATAAGAGCTAGTAGAAACAATAGACGGAAACTCCGATGCCTGCTTGGTCCACTGCCTGCCCAGACTGGGGCGCAAAACTGAAGGGCGGCGCGTCGATCATTCCGCCGCCCATTTTCCCGGAAGAGGCTGAGCGAGCACTTGCGATCTTCAAGCAGCTCAAGATTGTGGATGCGCCAGGCTCCCCAACGTTTGGAGAGGCGGCCGCGCAATGGGTATTTGATCTGGTTGCATCTGTTTTCGGCGCGTATGACCCTGAGAGTGGTCGCCGGCTGATTACGGAGTGGTTCGTTTGCATCCCCAAGAAGAACAGTAAGTCCAGTTTGGCGGCGGGCATCATGATGACCGCATTGATTCTGAATTGGCGTCTATCCGCCGAATACACCATCTTGGCCCCGACCATCGAGGTGGCTAATAACAGCTTCGCGCCAAGCCGAGACATGGTGAAGCACGAGGAGGAGCTTGATGATCTCTTCCAGGTCCAGACGCATATCAAGACGATCACGCACCGCACTACCGATGCGACGCTGAAGGTTGTTGCTGCAGATGCAAATACGGTTGGCGGCAAAAAGAGTGTTGGTACGCTGATCGACGAGTTGCACCTTTTCGGCGAACAGGCTGACGCGGAGCAGATGTTCCGTGAAGCTATAGGTGGCTTGGCGTCGCGTCCGGAGGGGTTCGTGATCTACCTCACGACCCAGTCGGCAGAGCCGCCGGCCGGTGTGTTTCGCGAGAAGTTGCAGTATGCGCGGGATGTGCGTGATGGAAAGATTCATGACCCTCGGTTCCAGCCGGTGATTTTTGAGCATCCGCCAGAAATGGTGGCTTCGAAGGCCCATCTGCTCAAGGAAAATCTGGCGCTGGTCAATCCGAATCTTGGCTATTCGGTAGATGAGGAATTTCTCTACCGGGAATACGACAAGTCCAAGGCTGGGAGTGAAGAGTCGTTTCGGGGCTTCCTTGCGAAGCATGGCAACGTCGAAATCGGCCTGGCGCTGCGGTCGGACCGCTGGTCAGGCGCTGACCAGTGGGAGGCGCAGGCCAAGCTGCCAGGTCTACAACTGCGCGACCTGCTGGAAGAATGTGAGGTCATCGATGTCGGCGTCGATGGCGGCGGTAATGATGACTGGCTTGGGCTTGCGGTCGCTGGCCGGCATAAGAACACCCGGGAATGGTTGCTATGGACGCACGCCTGGGTCAATCCACCGGCTCTGGAGCTTCGGAAGTCCGAGGTGCCGGCTTGGCGGGACTATGCGAAGTTGGGCGAGCTGACGATTTGCGATTCGGTCGGGCCTGACGTCATCGCGATGGCGGAAATGGTCGCATCCATTGAGCAAGCCGGCCTCCTGGATAAGGTAGGTGTGGACCCTGGCGGTATGGGTGGCATTCTGGACGCGCTGATCGAGGCTGAGGTGCCGCAGGACAAGATCGTAGGTATTTCGCAGGGCTGGAAGCTTGGCGGCGCCATCAAGACCACGGAGCGCAAGCTGGCCGAGGGCGTGCTGGTGCATGGCGGCCAGAAGATGATGAATTACTGCGTCAGCAATGCCAAGGTGGAGCCGAAGGGGAACGCCATTCTGATCACCAAGCAGGCATCTGGTACCGCGAAGATCGATCCCTTGATGGCCACTTTCAACGCAATTTCTCTGTTGTCGCTGAATCCAGCGCCGGCAATCAACACAATCTACGAGCGGCGCGGCATTCGCTACGTGTAAGGAATCCATGGATCTGTTCAAAATTTTTCGCTCGGCGAGTTCGAGCGGGGGAGCAGTGCGCCCACGCGCCGAAGATCCATCGGGCGGACTGGTCTTCAATGGGCTGAATGACCCGGCATTTCTGGAATATGTGAGGGGTGCGCAGGCGGCCGGCGGCCCTGGCGCACTGAAGGCGCTGCGCAATATGGCGGTACTCCGCTGCGTCACGCTGATTTCGGAAGCTATCGGCATGCTGCCGTTCAATCTGATGTACAGCGACCCGGGGAAGGGTAATGCGACGGATCACCCGGCCTTCCGCCTCCTCAAATATCGCCCGAACAGCTGGCAGACGCCGCTGGAATTCAAGCGGCTGATGGAGTTTCACCTGATGTTCAAGGGCAATGCCTATGCCCGCGTCATCAAGTCGGGGTCTCGGCCCATCGCCTTGATCCCGATGCATCCGGATCGAGTGGATCCGCAGCTGTCCGACACCTGGGAAATGACGTATGTCTTCACCAGGAATGACGGGCAGCGCATTGTTCTTCCGGCCAGCGAGGTCTTCCACCTTCGCGACCTGAGCGAGGACGGAATTAAGGGGCAATCCCGCGTCCGCCTGGCTGGCGGCGCAATCGATCTGGCCTTGAAAGCAGAGGAAGCCGCGTCCCGCACCTTCGAATCTGGCGTCATGGCAGGCGGCGCTTTGGAATTCCCGCATGAGTTGTCGGACCGGGCTTATACCCGCCTCAAGGATTCCATGCGCGAGGAGCATAGCGGCGCCGAAAACTCCGGGAAATTCATGATCCTGGAAGGAGGCGGCAAGGCTGGCAAGTTCTCGGACACGGCATCGGCAGCCCAGCATGTCGAGAACCGCGGCATGCAGATCGAAGAGGTCGCCCGCGCTTTCGGTGTGCCTCGCCCGCTGATGATGATGGATGACACCGCCTGGGGCAGCGGCATCGAGCAGCTGGCCATCTTCTTCGTGCAATACGCACTGGCCTTCCGGTTCACGAACTGGGAGCAGTCGGCCGCCCGCGTACTGCTGACCGAGTCCGAACTGGATCAGGTGCAGTTCAAGTTCAACGAGCGCGCTCTTCTGCGCGGGACGTTGGAAGCGCAGGCGAACTTCTTCACCAAGGCGCTGGGCGCAGGCGGTCAGGCGCCCTGGATGACGCAAAACGAGGTGAGAAAGCTCAGCGACCTGCCCGAGTCGGACGAACCACAAGCCACTTCCCTGAAGAATCAAATGTCAAAGGCACCCAACAATGAGCCACCTAAAGCTTCCTGAAATCAAGGCCGACCACCGGCTGAGCGGTGAATTCGAAATGCCGGACGATGCGCTGGAGCGCTGGGACCCCGAGATCCGTGCCGCTAAGGAAGATGCCGACACGTCGATTTCCATCTATGGTGCCATCGGAGATACCTGGGACGGCAACGGCGTGACCGCTCGCCGCATCTCGGCCGCACTGCGCACCATTGGCGAGCGTGATGTTACGGTCAACGTGAATTCGCCGGGCGGCGACTTTTTCGAAGGCGTGGCGATTTACAACCTCTTGCGCGAGCACAAAGCGAAGGTGACCGTCAATGTGCTGGGCCTGGCCGCCTCCGCCGGCTCCATCATCGCCATGGCGGGTGACGAGATCAGGATGGGTGAGGGGACTCACCTGATGATCCACAACGCCTGGGCGGTGGTGGTCGGCAATCGCCACGATCTGGCTGATTCAGCCGAAGTCATGGCGACGTTCGACGCTTCCATGGCGAGCTTGTACGCCGCCCGCACCGGTCTCTCGTCGAAGACGGTAGCCGACATGATGGATAAGGAAACCTGGCTGACGCCGGCAGACGCGATCCGGGACGGTTTTGCGACAGGCATGTTGTCGGCCGCCGATATCAAGGCGGACCCCAAGGCCAATGGCCGCCAGCATGCCAAAGCACTTATCGAAAAGGCCATGGCCAAGGCCGGCTACTCCCGCTCCGTCCGCAAGGACGTTTTCAAGAACCTGTTTTCCGGCACGCCTGGCGCTGCCGACCCACCGGCCACGCCCAGCGCTGGCACCAATGAAATGGCAGCGCTGCTGCAATCCACCATCAACACATTGAAAGGTCAATGATGCAACAATCGAACATCATCACCCGTCGTCGCGGCATCATGGGCGTGCGCGCTGACACCGGCTCCCTGCCGCCTGAGCTGCGCCAGTCCGTGGAGGCCATGAACAAGGCTTTCTCGGACTTCAAGGCCGAGCACACCAAGCAGCTGGACGACATCCGCAAGGGCCTGCCGTCGGCTGACCAGACCGCCAAGGTCGAAAAGATCGGCGCCTTCATGGACGAGCTGCAGAAGCAAATCGCAGATGCCCATACCAAGATCGCCGCTTCCCAGATGAACGGTGGCGAAAAGAAGCTGCGCGACGCCGAATATACCGGCGCTTTCCAGGCCCACATGCGCTCCGGTGATGTCCAGGCTGCTCTGAGCAAGGGCTCGGCGGAAGACGGCGGCTACACCACGCCCATCGAATGGGATCGCACCATCATCGACAAGCTGGTTCTGATTTCGCCCATGCGAGGACTCGCATCGGTCATGAGCACATCCAAGGCCGGTTTCAGCAAGCTGTTCAACATGCACGGTACGGGCAGTGGCTGGGTCGGTGAGACTGCCGCCCGCCCCGAGACCAACAGCCCGAAATTCAAGTCGCTGACCTTCTCGCACGGCGAAATCTATGCCAATCCGTCGGCCACCCAGCAGCTGCTGGACGATTCCGAGATCGATATCGAGAAATGGCTGGCGGGCGAAGTTGAGACCGAGTTCGCCAAGCAGGAAGGCGCGGCCTTCGTCTCGGGCGACGGCACCAACAAGCCCAATGGCGTACTGACCTACGTGACCGGTGGCACCAACGCCGCCTTGCACCCGCTGGGCGCTATCGGCCTGGTCAACAGCGGCTCGGCCGCCGCCCTGACTTCGGACGGCATCATCGACCTGATCTACAGCCTGCCCTCGGCGTTCGCTGGCAATGCCAGCTTCATCATGAATCGCAATACCCAGGGCGCCATCCGCAAGCTGAAGGATGGTCAGGGTAACTACCTGTGGCAGCCGTCCTACATCGCCGGCCAACCAGCGACCCTGAATGGTTACCCGCTGGTCGAGGTGCCGGATATGCCGAACATCGCCGCCAATGCCGTGCCGATCCTGTTCGGTGACTTCAAGCAGGGTTACCAGATCATTGACCGTATCGGCATCCGCGTGCTCCGCGATCCGTACACCAACAAGCCCTATGTGCAGTTCTACACCACCAAGCGCGTGGGCGGCGGCCTGCTCAACCCTGAGCCGCTGAAGGGCCTGAAGGTCTCGGCCTAATCAGGTCAGGGTCAATCTGAGGGGGAGGGCGCGATTCGCGCTCTTCCTCTTTCATAGGAGAAATGTATGAGCTTGCGAGTTTTTGCGAAGGCATTCGAAGGCGTGCGCGATGGGGAAATCTATCCGTCGCAGTTCTCTAAGGGCGATGAGTGCCCGCCCGAGCTGGTGGCGGGGGCGCTTGCTCTCGGCGCCTTGGAGCGCGCCATTGATGAAATGACCGTCCCACAGCTGAAGGCGGCGCTGGATGATCTGAAGATCACCTATGCCCAGAACGCCAAGAAGGAAGAGCTGGTCGAGCAGTTGAAGGCGGCCGAGCAATCGAAGGCGGCAGAGGCGAACTGATGGGCCTGGTCAGCAGGGACATTGCGCTCCAGCATTGCAAGGCAGATTCGGGCGCCGAAGATGAGCTGATGGATATTTACCTGGCTGCAGCGGAGCAGGCGGCTGCGGATTATCTGAATCGGCAAATTTTCGCGGACCAGGCTGCGCTTGATGCTGCGGTAGCGGCCGGCACCGGTGGCGTCGAGCCCATCGTGGTGGATGCAGCCATCAAGGCCGCGATCTTGCTGACCTGCGGGCACTTGTACGCCAATCGGGAGGATGTGGTGATTGGTGCGAGCGCAGTGGCTCTTCCCAACGGTGTGCAAGCCCTGTTGCGCCCGAAACGTAACAACATGGGGCCATAGCATGCGCGCCGGAAAGCTGAATCAGCGCATCACCATCCAGTCGCGCTCTGCTGCCAATGACAGCGTCGGCCAGCGGGTTCTCGTGTGGGGCGAATTCGCCAGGATCTGGTCGGACGTGCGCCTGCAGAATGGCAAGGGAGTTGTCACGGCTGGGAGGGAGGCCGGGGTGATCGCTGGAAGCATGCGTATCCGCCCGCGCAGCGACCTCACCACTGACATGCGCGTGCTCTGGGGCGGCCAAATTTTCGATATCAAGGCTATCGTGCCTTTCCCGGATGGCATGAGGGACTGCATGGACTTGGTCGTCGAGTCGGGAGCAAACAATGGCTGATTTCTCAGGAATGGCAGAACTGGAGGCGGCTATCGCAGCCAAGATCCGTCAGGCGCAGGCCGCGCTACCGGAGTTGGTCAAGGCTGGTGCCGCGCCTATCTTTCAAGAAATCGACAAGCGCATGCCACGGGATACCGGGGCTACCGAGCACGCGCTGGAGACCACTGTCGTGGTCTCCGGTCAGGCTGCAACGGCAACGGTGCAAGTGCGGGATTCCGCCGTCGGCGAGGTCAATGAGGCCGCCGTCTTCCTGGAGTTCGGCACCAGCAAGATGCCGGCAGAGCCCTCGTTTCGCCCTGGCTTCAGTGCCGGAAAGGACGCTGCAGTGCAGGCAGCATCCGCCACATTGAAGGTAGCGCTGGAAAAATGACCCTCGAAGAAACCATTGTCGCCGCTATCCAGACTGTTCCAGCCTTGGCTGCGCAGCCGATCCGCCCGAATGCGGCCGATGATGCCGATCGGGCGCCGTATGTCATCTACCGGCAGGTCGGAGGCCGTCGCGAACAGGTTCTGCGCGGAGATTGCGGCCTTGCCAATCCCCGAGTGCAGATCGATGTGTATGCGGAGACTGCTTTGCAGGCAGCCTCCCTTAAAAAGGCGATCCGTACCGCGATCCTCGATACGCCAGCGCTCAGCGCAACCCTGATTGACGAGGGCAGCGGTGAAGACCCTGCCTCAAAGCTTCAAAGACAGCGCCAGGACTTCTCGTTCTGGTTCCAAGACCCCAATTGAAAGGAAAGCCATGATTTTGAACCGCGATTCGCTGCTGGAAATGTTCAAGGCCAAGACCGTTACCGTCGATATCGAGCCCGGCCAATCGGTCACCCTGCGGGAATTGACTGTGCGCCAGATTGAGCAGGCCCGCGAAGAGCAGAAGGCAGCGGAGGCCGACAAGCAAAAGCCTGCTGCGCCGTTCGGCCTGCGCCTGCTGTCCTGGTCCCTGGCGGATGCCGAGGGTAATCGGATGCTGGAATCGGCTGACATTGAGCAGCTGCAGCAGAGCGGTAACCAGCATATCGAGCATCTGGTCGGCAAGGTGCTGGAATTGAATGGCTTCTTGAAGGTGCCGGAAAAAAACTCCGAAGCGACGAAGACCGTCGCTTCCAATGCCGACTAGCACTCGCCCTCGGCATGTCGCTCGGCCAAGTGGCGGCGATGCCCTCCAGTGAATACGAAACCTGGCGAGAGTTCTATGAAATCGAGCCGTGGGGGCTGGCGGTTCACGACAGCTTAGCCGCCGGCCTGGCCACTTTGCTTGCGAATGTGCATCGCGATCCCAAGGCGCGGCCGAAGCCGTTCCAGCTCCAGGAGTTCCGGTTGTTCAACGAGCCGGCTCCAGAGGCGGAGGGGGTTGTATCCACTTCTGAGGGCCTGCTGGCGTCTCCCGAGCAGCATTCGGACATGGTGTTGGCGCTCTTCGCCGGCATGAACGTCATCCGCGCATAGTTTTATCTGTTTTTCTCAATCGGGCTACCTGTTGCGGTGGCCCTTTTCTTTTTAGGAGTCCTCATGACGTCCACCGCAATTTCCGCTCAAGGCACCAAGCTGGAAACCGAAACCGGCTCTGGCGGAGCCAAGAACATCACCGGCATCCAGCCCGGTTTCCCCACCATCATCACCATTGCCGCACACGGCTTCAACGGCGGCGATGTGTTGGCGCTGGCCGGCATCACCGGCAGCATTTCCGCGAAGCTCAATGGCCTGTCCTTCCCAGCCACGAACAAGACCACCAACACCTTCGCGGTGCAAGTCGATACCACCGGCCTGGTCTACACCAATGGTGGTACCGCGACCCCTTCGACCTACACCGAGGTCATCAATGTCAAGTCGTTCAATGGCTTCGACGGCGCTGCCAGCGAAACCGACGTCACGAACCTGCGTAGCGTGGCCAAGGAAATCATGATCGGCCTGCAGGACTTCGGGAAACTGAGCCTGAACATCAATCCCGATTTCGCTGATCCGGGGCAGAGCGCAATGCGCGCAGCACGTGCCGCCAGCCTCAAGCGCTGGTTCAAGTTGACCCTCCCGAACGGCTACATCGCCGCCTTCCAGGCCTTCGTGAAATCGATGCCCTGGCAAGGCGGCGTGGACGCTGCCGTCGAAGGCACCTGCGAGCTGCGCATTTCGGGTGATGTGACCATCACCGCACCGTAATAAACCGGGCCTGCCTTGCGCAGGCCGCAACCTTCAAGGAATCGTGATGAGTGGATCGCTTGGAAATTTGCAGATCAGCGTCACTGCAAATATTGCGGGCCTGACCTCCAATATGGATCAGGCCGCACGGGTTTCCAAGGCGTCCATGGTGGCGTCGGCGGCATCGGTCAACGACTTCCGGACCAGCGTGCAGCAGGCCGCAAACGACTCGCAGCTTGCTGCGCAGAGCATTGCCTCCAATATGGAGGCGGCCAATGACGCCATCATTTCCAATTCGCAGAAGTCTGCGGCGGCGATCCAGAGTGTCGCTGATACGGCGAATAAGGCTGATTTTCAACCGATGAGCGACCGCTTGGCGGAGGCGGTCGGGCGCGGCATCGGCGCCGGCATCGTTGCGGCCGAAAAGGGCTGGGACACCTTCGTCGAGTATTCCAAAACAAAGGCCGTGATTGTCGGCCTGGCCGTGAGCGCGGCCTTTGCCGCAGTGGGCCTTGGCGCGATCTACACCGCGTATAAAGTGATTTCCGGCTCTCTTGGCTTCATTACCGGGCTGCTAACCGGTGACAGCTACAAGAGCGACAACATCGACGCCCTGATCGAGGCAAACAATCAGGTCAAGGAAATCCAGAAATCCCTTGCGCTGACCGCGCAGGAGGCTGCGGCCACGAATGCAGCGCTGGCTGCGCTCGGCGTGGACAAGTCCGCTTACATCAGCACTTTCCAGGCTGCAGCCGATGCGGTCCACGAGAACACGGACGAACTGGATCGGCTGGGCGTGGCGTACAAGGATGCGCAGGGAAAGCTGCTGCCCTTGTCGGACGTCATCAAGAACGCGAATGATGTCCTGGCCAGCTATACCGAAGGCTGGGATAGGAACAAGGCGGCGACCGCAATCGGCCTGGGTAGTGCGGCTGATGTGGCGGCGGCTGCGACCGTGACAGCGGAGAAAATCGAGGAGGCGCGCAATCGCCTGAACGATTACAACCTCGGCATCGGCACGGAGTCTCAAGCAGCCGTCAAGGCCTACGAAGATGCCATGCGTGCCTTCAACCGGGAAACCGAGTTGACCTCGCAGGGCTTCAAGCGGGCGGTGGCTGACAACATCATGCCGTTGTTGACCGACCTGGCGGAGTTCTTCAAAGAGGGCTTCCCTAGCGCGGTCAATGCGTTCCGCTATTCCATTGCGACCGTCACGACCCTCTTCTATGGCCTGAAAGAGGCCATTTACATCGTCGCCGAGTCGATTCTGGGCAGTATCGATGCTATTGCGAGGGGTGTGACCGGCTTGGCGGTGGCCGCAGCCAAGGCCCTGACCGGTGACTTCTCCGGCGCGCAAGAGGCAATGGTCTCTGGCTGGAACGAAGCCAAGGACCGAATGGCGCAGATCGGCGCCAACATTGTCGCGCAGCATCAGCACAATGCGGCAGCAGTGCGCCAGGCGTGGGCGATGGATGACCGTGCAGCGCCGGCAGCGGCGGCCGCCAAGGGTAAGAGTTGGGTTCCTCGTCCGGATGATCAGGGTGCGACGGAGGCGCGTGCCGCCGTCGATCCGTTCGACAAGGAAATCATGAATCTAGACCGGACAAAGGCCAGTCTTGATTATGTGATTGCCAACTTTGATAAATTCTCGGGGAAGGTGAAGGAATCGAAGGCCGCGATGGCGGAATTCGATGTGACCCTCGGCAAGTATTCTGACAAGCAGCGGGAATCGGAAAAATTTGCCCCCCTCACGCCAGAGCAGAAGGCCCAGTACATCGAGAAAAGCAAGCTGATTGACGAGGCGGTGCAGAAAGAGCGCCAGCTGCAGGTCCTTCGCCAGTTCGACAAGTCGGCCGACGAGCTGGTTTTCCGGGAAAAGCAGAACCTTGATGCACGGCGCCAGGATATCGATCTGATGGGGCGGAGTCAGCTGGAAATTGCGAAGCTGACCGAGGCGCGGCGCATCGACGCCGAAGTTCAGGCACTGATCTACAAGACTCAGCTGGATCTCGGCAAGGAAGGGCTCACTATCACGCAGCAGCAGATCGATTCGATCAACCAGCGTGCAGAAGCCGCGAAGGCGGCGAGCCTTGAACTTATCGAGAAACAGGACCAGAAGGCGCGAGATCCATGGTTTAACGCCACGGAGTCGGTTCGAAAATATGGCGAGGAGGCTGCTAACGTCGGCGCGCAGATCGGTAGCGCAATGACGAATGCCGCTAAAACCATGGAAGACGCCTTCGTTAAATTCGCCACGACCGGCAAATTTTCCTTCTCCAGTCTGGCCAATTCCGTCATTGCGGACATCCTGAGAATGCAGGCGCGGGCTGCGGTATCCGGCGTCATGGGCTATCTCACCAGCATTGCTGGTGCATATTTCGGCGGGCCGTCCGCAGCTGCGGCGGCCCCTGGTGCCGGCGATATCCTGGGTGGCGCCATTCAGTTTGCGGCCAATGGGGGGTATATCAGCGGCCCTGGCACGGGGACATCGGACGATATTCCGGCCCGCCTGTCTGACGGCGAGTTCGTCGTCAACGCAGCGGCGACCGCTCGCAACCGATCCTTGCTGGAAGCGATTAACTCTGGACGTCGTTCCACTGGTGAACTTCGCTTTGCTGCTGGAGGATATGTGGGTTCGGGCTCTGCTTCTCAGGTAGGCGGAAGCGCACCAAATGTGCAGATCGTCAACCAATCAGGTACTCAGCTGGACGCATCTGCTCAGATGGATGGCAGTGGAAATCTGATTGTCACCTTAACGAAGTTGGTATCGCAGTCCATTGCTAATGACATCCTCAGTGGTACGGGTGATGTAAATCGCTCGCTGAAGAGCCGCTATAACCTCAAGGCACCTTCCGCATGACAACTACATTTCCCGATTACGCAAAGATCCAGGTCGATACCTTCCAGGAATCTCCTGGCTCGGTCATGAAGCGAACGGCAATGGATCGTGGGGTGCCAAAACAGCGGCGCGTGCAAAGTGATGTGCTGGTGACGGTCTCATTCTCTGTATTTCTGACAAGCCTGGAGGATCAGCAGGGATTCGAGGATTGGTACTACGGTGATGCCGGGATGGGGACGGTGTGGTTTGACTGGCTAGATCCACGCACGAACATTATTCGTAGCGTGCGCGTGGTCGCGGATTCACTCGGTCCACTGAAGCAGCTCCAGCCATTGGCGATTGGTCTGGGTAGCCGGTCTATTCAGCTTGAGTATGTGAAAAACCTATGACTTCGGCTAATTTTTTGGCGGGCCGGCAACGGGTCGATGATCGGAGCGGAATTCTTCAGTTTCTCGCGCTTGAACATCCCAGTTTCAGTGCGCCGGTCTACTTGGTCAACGATACACGCGATTGGGTGAGCAATGGACGTACCTATACCAGCTATCCATTTCGCTTCAGCTACCCACAGGACAGCGCTGACGAGGCCCCGCAGGCCAAGATCGAAATCGACAACGTCGGTCAAGATTTGGTGGGAGAGCTGGAGGCTCTGCCTCCTGGTGCTTGGCTTAGCGCCACAGCGTCCATCGCTGATCGCGCTACCCCTGATGTCATTGACTGGAGCTGGAAGGTGCCGCTGGTCTCTATTTCTGTTACGCCAGCATTGATCACCGGAACACTTTCTGTGGACTGGCTGTTGCGACAGAAGGCGGTGCGCCTGGTTCATGATCCGAGTACCTCACCGGGGATTTTCTAATGGTCGCCGCACGCGATCTTGACCGCTATATAGGTCGGCCCTATGACGCTCAGACGTTTGACTGCGCCGACCTGGCTGTGCTCGTTCAGCGCGAGTTATTCGGTCGGCAGATCACGCTGCCTGCCGATCGTCTGCGTCGACATGCCCAGGTTGCCAGTCTGGCGCGCTATCGGGATGCCTTGGCAGTAGTGATTGGCCCAGAGGAGATCAGCGACGGGGATGCCGTGCTGATGAAAGGCGACTCACTACACATTGGCACATTGTTCTACCTCGCCGGCTCCTGGCGCGTGCTGCACAACAGCCACGCCCTGGGCGGCGTATGGCTACACAAACTCGCGGATCTGCGTTTGTTTGGCCTGTTTATCGAGGGTTTCTATAGATGGAAGTAATCGACTCTGTCGGCAACGTGATATGCCGGTTGGATGACCGGGAGCAGACGTCTGCACTGAGCACCGGTCTTATCGTTACTCCACACCCGGTGACGCTGGATGGCCAGCGGATTGCCGCAGAATCGCTGCTGCACGGGGAAACCCTGTTGGCCTTTCTGGAGCGTGTCGCGCCGGACGTTGTCGCAGGAAACTGGGCTGTAGCGATCAATGGTAGCGAAGTGCCGGCAAGATTTTGGTCTCTTACCCGTCCGAAGGCGGGCGTGATTATTTCTTGTCGCCGTCTGGTGCGCCAGGATGTGCTGAAGATAGGCGCACTGATAGCAATCTCGTATTTCACGCTCGGCGCAGGCGGATTGGGTGCCGGTGGCCTCTTCGCAAGCGGAGGTCTGATTGGTGGCGGCTTCTTGGCTGCAGCTGGCGCTTTCATTGCGGGGACGATGCTGGTCAACAAAATGCTCGGCCCGAAACAGCCGGATGCTGCGACGTTGCAGAGCCAGGCGGCAGGTAAGACGTACAGTCTTTCCGGTGGAAGTAACCAGCGTCGTCCCTATGAGCCGCTGGGGCTGCTGTTTGGGGAGGTGCGAGTTTCTCCTGATTTCTCTTCGCAGCCCTTTGGCTGGTTTGAGGGAAAAGAGCAGTACCTCTATGAGAACCTGCATGGGGGTATCAATTGCGGTTCGGTCTCGGATGTGCGGATCGGCAAGACACCGCTGACCAGCTATTCGGATTGGGATTCGGCGGCCACAGGGTTCTCCGCCATGCCTGATCAGCCACTGTTGAACTGGGCGAACGTGGACACGATTGCCGGCGCGCGCCTGACCGGTGGCCCGGATCTGGGTGGGTGGCAGGACTACACACCCGGAGAATGGGTAACTCGCACTACTTCGGCCGGAACGGTCTTCATTCAGGTGGATATAGAAGGCTCGCTCTATTTCACCGCTGACAACGGCAGTGGGGAGGAGCGCACTGCAGATATCGAGGTTCAGCACAGGCTACTTCCTGATGGAGATTGGGAGTTGCTGGAATTGAAGCGCTATCGTAGTTCCAGGACAGATCCAATCCGCGATACGCTGAATTACAACCTGGCCGAAGGCCAGCATGAGATCCGGATCAGGAAAAACACGACCGATAAGAATATGGGGCGTGAGCAGAATACCTTTGCCTGGTCTTATTTGAAGAGCATCCAGCGTGACGGGGGTTACTACACCGGTATCGGTCGCTTCGGACTGAAGATTCGGGCGTCCGGGCAGATCAATGGCACGCTGGACACGGTGAATTGGTTGGCGCGGGCGAAGGCTGTTTCGCTTTGGAACGGCTCAGCCTGGGTGACGGCCGCCACCCGGGCAGAGGGTCTGAACAACCCGGGTGCTTTGATGTTGCAGTACATACGCGGTATCTACGACAGCGAAGGCCGGCTACAGGCCGGCATGGGTCTTTCGGATGACATGATCGATCTCGAATCCCTCCAGGGCTTCATGGTCCGCTGTGCGGCAATGAGATTTACGTTTGACTGGTATGTGGATCAGACGACATCGCACCAGGAGGTGCTGAGCAATATGGCGGCCGCCGGGATGGGGAGCGTTGCCTGGCCTCGCGGAAAGCTCGGTGTGATCTGGTTTCAGGAGAATGAGCCGGTTAGCGGTGTGGTTAATATGGCGACCATGACGGCAGGCTCGTTCAAGATCGACTACCTGACGCTCGATACCGCCGATGGCTTGGAGTATCAGTATTTTGATCGCGCCCAGGACTTCACCTGGGTTCCTGTTCGCGTGAAGTCACCAGGCGTAGATGTGCCTCTCAACCCGTCCAAGATCACCTCGGTTGGCGTGACAGAGGAGGTGCATGCGGCACTTCTGGCCCGCTTTCACATGGCGCAGAGCATCTATCAGCGCAAGTCAATTTCTTTTACGACTGACCTTGAGCACCTGACCTATCAGCGAGGTTCGGTGTTGATGCTGAGCCACGACGTGACGCAATGGGGCTATGGCGGACGCCTTCAAGATGCTCGTACTGAGGCTGGCCTGGTGCATCTGACGCTTGACGACTTTCTGCCTAGCGGTGGCGGTGGGTATATCGGATTGCGGCTGCTGGGTGATCGGAGCTATACCGTCTTTGCAGTGCAGGCGCTGTCGGAGGAAAGCCGGGAGATCGTTTTAGCCACCGCCTGGCCTGAGCTCCTTCCATTTCCGGGGACTGGCGGGAGCGCTGTTCACGATGTGATCTGGATCTACGATTTCAAGACGACACCAGGCTATCGCGTTCGGGTGACGGAGGTTCAGCCGGATGCGGACTTGGCGACCGCGTCCGTCACATGCGTTCCAGAGGGGCCAGAGTTCTGGAACTACGTACTCAACGGCACCTATGAGCCACCTCCAAATCAGTCCCTCCTGCAAGGATTGCCACAGGTCCAGAGGGCGCAGATATCGGAGCAGTTGGACCGGCAGGGAAATACCTTCGCTCTGACACTGACGGCCACGCTCGATATTGTCGGCAGCTTTGCCAGGGCTGAGATATGGGGAGGCCTCGGTGGGGCCAGCGCTGTATTGCTGGGCTCCACAGAAAACCGGGAATTCAAGTTTGCGGCAGGCCTGGATGACAAGTGGGATCTGACGATTCGACCATTCGATGGCCTGGGAAGATTGGGCAAGCCTCTGCAGGTGCATTACGAGGTGGTTGGCCTGCGCTACCCGCCCAGCGATGTGTCGTGGCTATCGATCAACGGAAATACGTTGACATGGCAGACCGTTAGTGATGCTGATCTCGCCGGCTACGTCATCCGATTCCATTACGGATACAACCGATCGTGGGGCGATGCCAATCCGCTGCATGAGGGCATCGTGACGGCAACGCCTTACACGCCGGACGTCACGCCGCAAGGCCCGGTGACCCTGATGATTCGCTCGATTGATACGACGGGCAATCTTTCGGTTGGAACGGCTTACCTGCAAACCGGTTTCGGTGACCCGATAGTGGCCAATGTCGTCCAGACCGTCGATTTTGCCGCCTTGGGATTTCCGGGCGTCGTCATCGGTGGTTCGGTTGAGGGTGGCCATCTCAAGGCCAACGGCACCAGCGTGTTCTTCGGCAACGACCTTGGCAGCTTCTACAGCCAGATGGGTGACACGGAGTTTTATCAGGATCAGTTCGAAAAGCTGGTCTACGAGACTTCGTCCTTCACTCCGGTGGTGCAGGCACTTGGTTCGAATATGACGCTGGATTGCGATCTGCTGGGCGGCGCTCGCTCTATCGAATATCGCGCATTTGACGGCGAGTCGTTCTATGGGGTCGATCCTACCGCGCTGTTTTATTCGAAGGCCGACAGCGAAACGTTCTATCCAGCGCCGCCGGATTATCAGCCCTGGCCCGGTGCCGTGCAGCTGCAGGCGCTCAGCTACCAATTCCGCTTGACGGTGGAGCAGGGCGGCACGCGCGGCGAGATTGATGCCTGCGCGGCAGTGATTGACGTGCCGGATATCGAGGAGAGTTTCAGCCTCATTGATATTCCCGCGGGCGGTGTGCGGCTGCCGATCCGGAAGAAGTACATGGCGATCACCAACGTGCAACTGACATTGCACTCCGATAGTTCGGACGTCGCACAGATCAAGTGGATCGACAAGAACCCTGTACTGGGACCGCTGGTGGTTGCCTTAACCAGCGCTGGTGTCCCGACGGCAGGGAAGGGCGATGCCCGAATCCAGGGATATTAAACATCGAGGGAAATATGACAGCACTACCAGCAAAGAATATCTTGGACGGCTCCAAGGTGCCGGCTACATCGACGGCGGAGATGAAGGCAGCGCTAGGGCAGATCCGCGACTACCTCGCGGCTCTGCTAGGTGATGACAGTGATAACACGGCGGCAGCGCGCAATTTGCTTGGCGTGACAGCCTTGCTCGACGCAAAGCTGGCTACGACCGGTGGCACGCTTTCGGGCGCGCTGGTACTGCCGCCCGGTACTGTGTCGGCACCAGGCCTGCGGGTCGGCGCTAGCGCCAATACAGGGGTGTACTCGCCCAGTAGTGGACAGATTGCCTTGGCAAGCAGCGGAGTCCAGGGAATGGTGCTGGATAGCGGCGGACGGGTACGTAAGCCGACAAATCCGCATACGCGCTTCTATCGAACAGGCGATGGCGTCAACTATGTCACGACCAATCAGGGCGGGCATTTCAACGCATCGACCGGGCTTTTTACTTGCCCAGTGGACGGCGTTTATCTCGTCACCGCGATTGTTGTGGGTGACGGTGTCGGCCGAACACTGGTCAATCTTCGGGTGAACGGTGCGACGCCCGCCGGCTTTACCGGGGCAGAAATCATCGATACGACCGACAGCAGCTTTTCAACTTCGCTCAACGTCGGTAGCTCGGTAGCACTTTCGCTGGCGGCCAACGACACGATCAGCATGAACCTTGGCGCTCTAGCGGCCGCCACCCAAGTAATTTTATCCATCACCTACCAGGGGTAAGCACATGAAATATAGCGTTGAACTGAATGAGGCTCAGGCCAAGGCGCTGGCCACCGTCGCGTTGAATCCGGCTGACTGGATTCAAAATGCCGCCTCGGAGCGGGCGCGGGTCGCCTACGACGAAATCTGTCGCAATGAGATTGATCGTCTACTGGCTGCTGGCCAGCCGATCCCGCCCACCAAAGACGAAATCGTGTTGGGCGCGCCGGTGGAATCGGCCGCAGAGCGTCAGGCTCGCCTGGACGCGGAGGCTGGGGCTGCAGCTGGCCAGGATGTAGCGGCGCAAGAAGCAAGCGCATAGTTCACGACCGCAGGAGCAAATCGTGTGCGGACACCTGCACATGTCATAGGGCCGCCGGAATGGCGGTTTTTTTATGGGGGGCTCAATGCCAGAACCAACAACCAGCGCGGCGACGGGGTACGCCGTGGCTGTGGGAACGGTCACGCTGACCGGATCGTTTCTCGGGCTGCAGTATGACCTGCTGCTGGCCGGGATCTTCGGGGGCTGCGTGGCGCTGTCCTTCACGCGGCAGACGCCGCTGCTGCGGATGGCCATCACGCTGATCACCAGTGCGCTGGTGGGCGCGTATGTCACGCCCATTGCCGTGGCCTGGGCGGCGCAGTCGTCCTATTTCGATTGGACGGCCAAGATCCCAGAGCAGATGCGGTTCTTCAGCGCGTTCTCCATCGGAGTCTGTTCGCAGACCTTGGTGCCGCTGGCGCTGCAGCAACTGAAAATTCGATTCGGAGGGGGCAATCCACAACCGGGAGCCTCCCAATGAGCAACTACTTGCTGATCATCAATCTCGTCGCCGCCGGCCTGGTGCTGGCGCGGGCCGTATGTGCGCTCAACGAGATGACCGCCGGTGCCGAGCACCATCTGGACCGGCTTTTCATTTCGCTGGTCGCGGCCGGCGAGAGCGGCATCCTGCTGGGGCCGCTGTTCGGCCACATCATGGCGCCGGCACTGGCCCATGTGGTGCTGAACGTCGGCGTCGCCGGCCTCTATGCAGTCCCCTGGCTGTACGTTGCGGCGCGCCAGCGCCTGTGGAGAAAAGCAAATGGATAACCGAAAGGCATTCCTTGACACCTTGGCCTTCAGCGAAATCGGCGCCGCCCTGCTGAAGGTCTCGGACAATGGCTACAACGTCATCGTTGGATCGACACCATCAAAGCCGATCCTGTTCGACAGTTACGCCGACCATCCGCGGCGCCTGATTGTGCTCAATCCGACACTGTCCTCAACCGCTGCCGGCCGCTACCAGCTGCTGGCTCGCTGGTTTGATGCCTACAAGAAGCTGCTCAACCTACCCGACTTCTCGCCGGCCAGCCAGGATGTCATCGCGCTGCAGCAGATCAAGGAGCAGGGTGCCCTCGCTGACGTGGACTCCGGGCGCTTCGATGTCGCCGTCGGCAAGGTGCGGAACATCTGGGCTTCGCTGCCGGGCGCGGGCTATGGACAGCGCGAAAACAAGCTGGAGATCCTGCGGGCGCACTTCGCGGCCTTCGGCGGGGTGCTGGCATGA